CTTCTCCGCGCGCCTCAAGGCGATGAATTCAGCCTTTGATAACTTGATATTTCCCGGAGCGTCAGCCCTCATTGCTACCGAAGTCCTTAACAACTCTTTCCTTTTTGCCATCTTTTCTGCCGCCTGCTTTAAATCTGATCCTGCCATACAACCTCCTTTATTTACGAAGTTCATCTAATCGACTATCGACCAATTGTAAAATCTTCCCACATTCACTTAACCTTGAACTATAATCCGCGGCTTCATCAAACTTTCTATTTGACACAGCCATAAGCACCTGCCACTCTAAGGTTTTCTTGTGTTCACCAAGTAAGCCCTTAAAGTACTTCCATCCCGGACTCTGGATTATGTCCTTCCAGGCATCCAATTCAAGCAATGGACTGATTATGTCTTCTGGTTCATTGATCATTTAAGCTCCTTGAGGAGGCATCATACCAGCCTCTTGTGGTAAAGGTTGCCCTTGAGGCATTTGTGGCTCATTTGGAGCCATTCCCATCGGCATTCCACCCGGATTACCACCACCAGCGGCAATCGCTCTCTGCGCCAACTGATTAACCATCTGCTCTTCCTGCATCTTTTTAATGAATAATCTCATGGCGACTTCTGTTTTGAATATGAGACTATCGAGGTTAGGTCTATATTCCGGATCGAGTGAGAAGTAATCCTGATCCTTTTTCTTGAGTAACCCAGCCAGGACTTCAGGCACATTCCACGACTCTTCGGGTTCGACAACTTCACCTTGCATAAGCCTTGCCCAGACATCCTTGACATCTTGACCTGCACCAAGTTCCGCCTTTGGTTCGGGAGGTAGGTATCTTTCGGGTGCGGCAAATCCCTGCTTTCTCATTGTATCTGCTGTAAGTAACCAATTACCCTTAGGGTTCATTTGAGGATTAAGCCATATACTTGTTTGTAAGGCTTGATATGCCCATAAGTAGACTTGCTTTTCATAGGCTTTAGAGCCTGCGATGACATCAGGCACCATCTGGACATCTGAATTGTATCTGATAGTTTCTACGGACAAGTTAGGAAATAGCTTTTTGCCATCTTCGCCAAGTATTCTCTCACCCAAGTTCTCAGGTGTATGCTCCTGGTAGATGTTTAACAGCATTGTCAAGGCTTCGGCAAGTTCATCCTGGATTGAGGCCACCCACTTACCAAACCTTGTCTCTGAATTCCTTTGGACGATAGTATCTCTTGTAGCTGTGCCAGTAGCGTTTCTTTCATTGGTCTGAAAGAACGACGCCGCGCCAGTCCTCTTCTCGATGACCTCAAAGCATATTCTTATATCCTGTTCAGCCCACGCCATTGACCTTTGAAGATTGGGAAAGAATATGCTCTCATTGGGATTTCCTTCTGTGGGATATGACACTCCCGGCTCAAGGTCATAGACATTCTTAGTATATCCTTCTCCTGCCTTGTGGAAGCCAAAAGGACAGTTGGTAACATACTGAAAGTCAGCCTTCTGGTTGAAAGCAAGGTTAAGAGCGTTAACTGGGTCTTTGATGATTGTCGGTATGTCTCTACCCCTTACCTGCCCAGGCACACGGTCAAGAGGGCCACCAACGAAAGGAAACTTTCCGGTCTTCGTTATTTTACGTAGAGGTTTACCGGATAGAAACGTGTCTGTCTTTCGCTCGATTAAGAACCGATACCTCTCGCGGCGGCCATCTTTAGTATAATATCCATACCACTTGTAGACATCTATCGGTAATGCTCTAAAATCTTCGTCGACCACATCACTCAGGCCTAAGTCATCAGCCTTCATTCTCTCCAGACCATCTTTACTCAAGTCAGCGGCTTGCTGGAACTTCATCACCATCTTGGCGTCTACGTTAGTAAATATACCATCTTCACCATAGGTCAGTATGTTAGTTCCGGTCAAGTGAATAATCCTGATTATATGAGGTAGTTTCTGTATGTTGTTACCATAGCGAGGCATTAAGATATCATCGAGGTTGTTGATATTCTCTAATACCGCCTTCTCAAACCTTACCTTCTCTGTCTTGACTTCAAATGAACCATCAGGCTTCTGTATTCTTCTATCCACCCACTCATACCATACATTACGGAATATCTCAAATATCGAGAAGCCTTGTGTAACCTTATTGTGTATGTAATCGGATACTTCCGGGATAGCATTAACTTCGTTCTTGCCAACCATCCATTTGGCAAAGCGTTCCACATTATCCTTATTGTCTATATCATTGGCTTCTGTCGCAATAGCATGAATCGAATCGGGATTCCAGCATGTCGCCATAAAGGTCGATATGTATGTATCACAGATCGCCGGGCAGACTCCCATATTCCTGTCAGACTGCCAAGCCCTGATGTTCATCCCTTGTGGTTTCTTCTTATCGAGGTTTTCTAGTATGGAAGGACGCTCTGCGTTGTAGTGAGATAGAGATACCTTGCGAGCCTCAATCCAGTCCTGCTGTGCCGATTCATCAGCTTCGATATCGCTCACTACTAACTTAACTATCTTCTTCTGCTCTTCGGGCGAGAACTTTTCTGTCAATACATCCTGTTCCTGGGTTTCGTCTTGAGGCATTATTTTCTCCATTGATTGCGGGCAAAGTTAATTATCCCACCTGGCTTCTGTAATTTCTGTGCCTTCACTATGTCATTAAAGCGTATTGACTCCGCGATAACTGCAAGCTGGAGTTCGCCAAAGGCTGACACAATCTCCGACCTTGACTTAGGGTTCATAAGTAAAGTCATTCCCTTGTCACTTCTGCCCACAGCACAAATAATGTCGTCGGTATTGACAAACTTATCCGGTGACTCTGCAAACAATTCAGCCTTAGTCTTTTCCAATTAGTATATCCTTTCGGCTTGTGGTGCGTGTTCAGGCATTGAATATTTAGGTCTTAAGGCATACATCATGCACGCTATTGATAGAGCCATTACTCTGTCATCATGATTTCCCTCGAGTGCCGCGCAATTCCCATCTTCGTCTATAACAAAAAATTGACATTCTCTTATGGTATCTATGGAAGGTATGGATATTTCATTTTCACGGATTAGACCAGCGAGAGAATCTATCTGAATGGGTTTAGTCTTTAAGCTTGTAGTCCAACCAAATTTCCTTGTCTTCTTGCCGGATTGTTCATCTAGGATGTCTTTGTAGTATAGGTTTTTGTAAGGTGTATATTTAACACCGCCAACTTCTTGACCGTTTCTAAGTGGGAGAATACAAGCGAGCCCCGGCCCGTTGTTCTCAATAGCTATTAACGCTTTTTCGCACCAATGACCTAGTTTCCAAAGTTCGACAGCGAATTGCGCTGGATCGAGTTTGGAGGTGTTTAAAACTATGTCCTCGGTCAAAGTATCAAGATTAAGCACGCTTGCCGACGACCTATCATTACCTATCCCCTCAGCGATATCGACGCCTATAACGCATTTGGTAGTGTCAGATGGGAAGTTATAGACCTCATATATGCCTTTTTCGTTGTTTTCAAAGGTTACCTCACCATTTTTATATACTAGATTGCCTCTTGTGGGGGCGATACAACGCCTTCTTAAGTTATTTAAAGCAGTAATATTAAAACGTGGATTGCCTACAATGCCCTCAAAAGCCTCTTCGTCATTAGACGGAAACTCCTGTTTAAACCTGAATACATCACCTTTGCAGTCGTTCTTTATCTTCCATCTGCGCCAAGTTAAACGCTCTTCGATTTCGCCAATGCCCTCTTGTGTCATTGAGTTATAGAGGGATTGTTCGTCAACAGTAACATCGCCTAAAGCCTTATCGCCGACTACAAAATTATCCACAGCCATCTTGTAGCCATCATCCCAATACCAGGGAATGAATATCGCTGTATAATCTATCTCACCTTTCTTAGCCATATCCCATTCATCTTTGGCGAAGTTCGCGCCTTTAGCTGTAGTCTCTTTGATTATCATTGTGCGAGGAAGCGAAGGAACGGAGTTATTAAGACCTGACATGAGTTCATCGGGATAAGGGAAATATGCGAAGTTTGATAGATGGACGAATTGAAATGTATAGTTACGCCCGACGTTCTTATTCCGGGCTGTGTCTATGAGGATCTGTGAATGTATGCCGTCAAATTCCAATTTTTTCTCGTTCGATTTCTTTTCTTTAGCTTTCAGATGCGCCGGGCATTTCTCATGGTAAAGTTTTGACATCTCAAATATATAACTTGAACCGTCATCATCATCGGCTACGATTAAAGAGTTTATGTTCTCTTTTTGGCTTGTAAGGACGTATATAATGGCTTCGATTAAGGTTGAAAGTCCTAACTGTCGAGCCTTCAATACGAATAACCGGATTATCTTGTTTTCATCCCAGAGCTTTTTTATGATGTCTAAAACGTGCTTTTGAGCTCTGTTCAATACAAAAGTCTTTAATTCACCCGATTTAGTCTTTATCGAAAGATGACCATCTTCGATAATGCTAAACGGGTCTTGCTTCGCTAACGCTTTCTCTGCCCCGGGTAATAATGCTTCGTATTGTATTGGCGTCAAGACCTTCAAAGATTTGCGCTCTAACATCGTCTCCAAAACCATCCCCCTTAATTAGATCGGGCATAAACTTGTTTAGTAACGCGATTAAAACCCTATCATTTGTTCTTGCGCGTTTAAAGGCATATTGGAATAAATCTAAGCCTTTGTTTTTATCCTTGTCATCTATGAAAGCTTTTGTAAATAACGCACTTAATTTTATATTGTTTATTCCGGGGCCATCTGGGTTTGGACTTTCCATTCCTTTTCGCCAATTAGGATTTCCGCGCTTTTTCTTTTTCACAATAGCCATAGTATTTTGATTAGCAATTACTTGACTTTCCATATTCTTAATCCTATTTGAAGCCAAGTTCGGTTGGTTTTCCATGTTCTTAACCTTATCTAATCCATAAAAAAGAGGCCATCCTCTTTGCAAAGATGACCTCTTATATTTTATGGTTTTAGCCTTTCAGGAGCGACCTTGAAAGGTTTAATATATTATTTCATATCAAGTATACCATATATCCCCATGATCCGCAAGGTCAATAACACTTCTTCCTTGGAAATGCGTTTGGTTTTGTAGTCTAAAAATAACTGGCGAATAAACGAATAATGAAATTCCAAGCAGACATCACCATCCATACGCGCCAGGTTTCTTTTTGGGTGTGAGCTTCTTGCAGAGTTCATTTATAAACTTCTTTTCTTTTTTTGTGGGAGAAAGAGATTTGCGTTTCATTGCTTGTATATTCTTATCTTGTCATTTCCGTATTCATCGGCGATCGCCGCGCAAGCAGCACCAGCGCAATATCCTATGAAAAACATAGTTATTGAGAATAAAATAAATATCCATATTGGTATCCTCATACCCACCTCCCATATATCCATTTCATTTTTATTGAGATTAAATCTTCCCTATCAAGCGTGCGAAAGCGATATCCCTCATTCCGTAAGAAAACTATCTTATCTCCTTTTTTGATTTCATCGCGGCTTGAAGCGACCACCTCACCGAAGTAATCACCGCTATTTTGTTTTACGTTATCAGGGACTACGATTCGCCCAATCCTTTCCTCTTGGACTAGCTTGCAGATTATTAAGTTTTCCGGAGCCACTACCACATCTCTTTCTATTGCTATGACTTCTTCCTGTGTTAATACTATGTATTTCTCTCCTTCATAGATTAGCTTTTTACCAAAGCCTTGTTTGTAGTGTAAGATGTCGGTGCGGCGAATAACTTTAATATCACCACCCACGCCAAGACACTTACAAATATTATCCTTCTTCTCGCTCTTGGCACGATCCGGCAGGATGATTCCGGAAGACAATATTCTTTCCCTCGTAATCGGCTTTGCAAGGATCTTACCGCGAACTGGCAATATCATTTAATACCCAACCCATGTATCCGCTTTTGATATTCATGCTATTTCCTAGTTATTGTTTGCTATTCTATAAATTGAACACATCCCATTTTCGGTATCTTCCTCGGCATCTCCTATATACCAAGCACAAGTATTCTTGCATACCTCCTTTAAAAGTGGACACATCCTTTGCTTGACAGGTTTCTTATTTTCTTCTTTAGGTTGTCCGAACATATTTACTCCCCCCATTTACTTGCAATCAACATACCATAAACCGAGAACAAACCCCAGAAAGCTATCCAAATCATCTGTCCTAATCCCAATCCTTCATTATGAGCAATTTGCACCCCTGCGATTTTATCCCATAGCAACCCGACTATGAGCATTACAAACCCTACTAACATTGAGAAATATGCAAACCCTTCAACCTCATTGATTTTGAACTCAGTTAAAATGTTAAACTTCATACTATCCTCCTATTTTTTGTCCACACCGTGGACACCTGCCATCCTTAAAATAACTCTCATGCTCCACATACCCGCAATATTTACACCATAGAAACTTTGGTATGTGTCTTACTTGCCAGATTACCCATCTCCTTTCCTTCTCTTTATTAAAATATCCGTCCATTAACTTATTGGCGGCGAATAAGATTAGAAGGAATACGATGATTAGAGCAAGATATCTCATCTTTTCATATCCTTTTTTGCCTGTTTTTCTCCTGCCGTCCATCCACAATCAAATACTTTCCATTCATCTGAATGTGTATTTTTATATGTTTTATATCCTAAATCATACCCTTCTGAATAAACTTGTTTAGGTGGTTTTCCACCATTATCTTTAGCCCATTTATCACAGGCAGAACATCCCCACGCCACGCCACATACGAGCATAAAAGCTATGATTAGATATCTCATCTATTTTCCTTTCTGTAAGCTTTCCATTTTCTTTTTCAATTCTTCTTGGCGATATTTTAGACACCTATCACATATATATCCATTGTTAAATTCATGTTTCATCATATCCGGCGACATAAGTCGGTTACATTTAACAACGATTACGTA